CTGATAGCGAAGACCGTGTTTCCACAGACTCCGTAGAACTTGTTATTCGATGCAAACCACAGTTGGCGCCAGCCGCTCCCCTCTGTCGGTTCAGCAGTGGCGAGCAGATCCAATCCAGGCGTCGGATAGCACGTGAATGGGAACTGCGCGTCAGGCGGATTTTTCTCCATGTAGAGGTTCACGCAGCGCTGCGCCTCAGCGACAAGCGAGCGCGCCTCATATGCGCCGGTAGTGAGCGGGATGCGCATTACGGCGAACTCCCGATCATAAAGTCGCCATAGATGTTGTAAGTCGATCCGCGATTGTTCTTCAGCGCCGGCGGCATAGCGAGCTGCGGAATCTGTACGTTCGCTTCTTCGATGATCCGGAGCGACGCTTCAGCCTTCCCTACCACTACAGGATTCACCGGAAGGCCGTAGAACGGATACAACTCCATCACCAGATTCCACATAAGCGCCGCGCTGTATTCAGGCGGAAGCGCGATCTGATCCGACACATCTACGAACTGCTGAATCTGCGTAATCGTGCTGATGAAGATGGTGTACGTATTATTCGGAACCGGCCATACGAACAGGTTACCCGTGGGGTAAGCCATATCGTAGAAGCAGTACCGAGGGAACGCGTTCAGCGTCTTCAGGCTTATCCGGTTGTAATCCTCTTGAGATCGAAGGATTTCAAGCGGGTAATCGACCGGGTAAGAGGTCGTATTGTTCTGCCGGAAGAACGCCGATTCGATCTTTGCGGGCCTAGGAATGTTGAAATTCCCACCCGGGCCGACAGTGTACGAGACCGAGTTATTGCCCTGAAAACTGGTCGTAGTCAGGCCGTAAACGAAGTATCGCCGGCGCTGAAGCTGAGCCAGAAGCATATTGAGAAGATTGAACGCATCGTTCATATCCTCCGCTTCAGGCGTTTGGCCGACACCGACCACATTGGCGGTTTTAAGCGCCAGCGTGATGATGTCGCCGGGAGTGGTCGGAGCCGGAACTGTCATCGATTCACCGGATTTGCTTGGATGAACGCCTTAATTGCCGCGCCTGTCTGGTTCAGCGTGTACGGCGGGACATCAGCCGGGATCATCTGGAATGTGCCGTCAAACAGGTCATAGAACATGATCGACGCGATGTTGAACTTATCCTTGAGCGCAACCCAAGACGTCATCCACTGAGGCGTGACAGTCGCGTTTCCTGCATCGTTCGTCGCGCCAGTCGTGCCAATCGGGTTGAATTCCGAAATGAAAATCGGCTTACCGTACGCCTGAGCCAGGTATTGCAGCTGGTTGAACTTAATCGAGCCGCCGCCCTGCGAGTACACAACGTTGGTAGCATCACCCTGCGAATACAGATGCCAGTCAGTGACATCCCAGCGGCATACCGCATAGCCAGTCGATCCATCCGGCGCCGTTCCATTCCAAAGGCAGTCACTGAGATAAATCGATGCGTTCGTGAAGGCATTCGATCCGCAGATCGCGTTAGGCATCACCGACTTAACGCCGTCAATCATGCCTCTGCATGCGCCCCGGAACAGCGGATACACCGAATTCACGAAGTCAGCCGCTTTCGAGCCAGCCGTCCACGTAGGAGGCGCAGGAGTGCGGATATTCACGCCTCCAGCGCTCTTCGAATCGAGTTCGTTGCCGCAGCCATACATCGTCACGCCGTACCGCCCAAGGGCCTGTGCAGCGCCCGCAGCAAGCGCGAAGTTTCCAGCGTATGCAGCCGCCTCATTGGCGTATGCGACGCCGGCTGACGATTCCATCGATCCATTGACGATGCAGTAGACCTGTAGGTTTCCGCCGTCTTCGAGGAACGCCTGCGCATACGCCTGAATCGCAGCAGCATTCGAAGGTCCGTTGTAGTCGAGACGAAGTACGGTCATGCCGAGCGACTTCATCAGATCGACCATCTGCTTACCGCTAACAACCGGATAGTAGCCAGGATGGCTATTCACGCCGTAGAAGATCTTCTTGCCAGGCAGAACGGGAGCCGGAGCAGGAGCAGCAGGACAGGCCGTTACGGAGACCGTATAGCCTTGAAGGTACATCGAATCGCCAACAGCACCAACAGATCCCCAGAAACAGAGCTGCTGATCCTTCGTCATATCCATTGCGATGGACTGATACGCCGTCGAGGTCGCGCCATCAGCAGAGACCGTGGAGCAAATCAGGTTTCCAGCGCCGTCCGTGCGCAGACGCAAACGCCCTTCAGTGAAGACGTTCGTCGTCGCACTCGTCGCCGGCCCAACCTGAATACCGCCCAGCGTGACGTAGACCTGTTTGGCCGTCGCGCTGTTGTTATTCGAGAACGAGAACTGAATATCGACTTGCGCGCCGCTGCTCGGAACCGTATTGGCCGGGATAATCAGCGGGAGCATCTGAACTACGCCAGTCGTATTCGTGACCGCCGTAGTGCATGCGCGCGCCTGAGCGCCGCCGCCGCTTGCCAGAACCTTCGTAGGACTGCTCGTGATGCTTGCGAGAGCCGCGGCATTTGCCGCTACCGAAACAGACAGATGCGGCGTCTGATCCGGCAGCGTGTCACTCACATAGTTAAACTGAGTGTCGTAATACTTGCCACCCTGGTAAAGATACGTGCCCTTCGAAGTGGAAACAGTCGCGAATCCACCATTCAAACCGAAATTCTTATCCAAGGCAGCACCCTGCTTAGTGGTTGGTCCAGCTATACGAGCCGTTCGAGTTCGTGCACATCACTTGCACAGCGAGCGTGCCGCTACCCGTTGCCGTTGCCGCGTAGACCGGCGAGGCCGCGCCATCCGTTTCGACGGCGATAAGGCCCGAAGACGAAGCGTTGCAGGTAGGGAGATTGGCGTTCGTGTACTTGGCCGGCTGAATCGAAACGCTAGCGCCGTTTTGCTGGCTCAGTGCGCCCGCGCAGAACGGAAGCGTCGAACCAACCGAAACGCCTTGACCGTTGTAGTACGTGCTCGATTGCAGAAAGTACGTGCCGCATTGGTTGGTGATCGTCTGAAAGCCGTTGCTCGGATTGAACTGAGCGTGGGCCGACGGAATGAGAGCACATGCGGCGACAAGAGCGCCGACATAGTGAGCAAGAAACTTACGCATTTGAAACCCCTTTGGATTCGTTGATAAGCTGCTGCAACTTTTCGACGCCTGTCTTATGGTGCGGATTCAGGCCGAGCGCTTTCGCCTCTGCCATAAGCGAATCCCTATCTCCACCAGTGTCGGAAGTAACCGGACCAATAGCCGCATGTTCTTCCTCTGCGTCATTGACGATGATCTGCGAGCCGTCCGCGAGAGTTACCCACTTCGGATACTCTTGATAGACATACGGAGTCGTGTAATTCAATCGATTCTCCGATTTAGGTTCGAACGCGACCTTGAAAGCGCCCATAGTTTTTCCTTAAAAACCCCGACCCGAAGGCCGGGGGAAGTACAACGCACCGAGGAAAAACTTAGAGCGTATCCGCGACGATACATGCCCATTCCGGACGGATCGCAGCGTATCCGTACAGCAGATCCAGACGGGTGATGAGGTTGTCCGACATGATGTCGTACGCGGTAATCATCCGCATCGAGACGCCATCGAACGAGGCGCGGGCCGCTTCGACAACACCTTGCGTAGGCATTTCGAGGTCAGCCGTTGCGAGCGTGAAAGCTTCCGGGTAGTACGCCAGGTTCTGGCGATACTTCGTGGAAGCCGGGATCACAAGGCTGATCGTTGCGCCGCCAGCCGGCGAGGCCGTAACGGTGTTGAACGCTGCCGGAGCCGGCGTAATGGCCGGGTAGATCGGGATCGACGTAGCGCCGTTGAGCACGTTGGCAGTCACGACGAACTGTGCGAGCTGACCGTAGTCTTGACCCGTCAGGCGGTTGATCGCGTTCACGCCCTGAATCGTGATGATGTCGCCCTTGTTCAGCGTGCCGGTAATCGCCGAGGTCGTCAGGGTGTTACCCGTTTGACCGCCGCCCGAGACCGTACCTGCCGAGAACGTACCGACCGTATGAACCTGGGTCGTCTGATCCGAGAGCCAGTCGAAACCGAGGGTATCGGTCGTCAGCATGCCCGTTTCGTACTGATCCGCGATCTTGCGTTGCGGGTTGAACAGGCCGGCGAGCGACGTAACCGTGCGCGCTTGCGTGACCGGGTCCATGATGATCTTACGATCCATGCGCGGCGACAGGTTCTGGTCCAGAATCGCGCCAGCTTGCAACCACGTTCCAGCGTCCGGCGATGCGGTCGCGTTGGTCTTCGAAACGATGTTGCAGCTCGACGCGGCAACGTTCATCAGGTCGTTAGCGACGTATGCAGCCAGGCGGTTGACTGCCGGAGCCAGGATGCGCTCACTGTAGTCGTCAAGGCTCATCGTGCGTTCAGCCGTACCGAACGAGACCGGGACGTTAGCTTGGGTCGCGACGGTGAGCGTCGTGTTCTGCTCGTTCGTGCCTTGCGGGGTGATCGCGGGGCCGGTATTGACCACGTAATCGTTCGGCAGTCGGATGCGCAGCGTGTTGCCGATCTTGGCGCCAGTGCGGGCGAATTGGTCGTCGTATTGACGGTTCACCGAACGAAGGAAAGCGTTGGTCTGCGTGAACAGACGAACGGCTTCGTTGGTAATCATGTTGATTGTAAGAAGCGAATTGCTCACGTTAAAACTCCATAGGCGAAAACAAGAGAGGCACGAATGCCGGACTTGTCCCTGCCCTGCGGAGACGATTTAACGGGCCATGCGCTCGCTTACGGTGCGGCTAGACCTGGAGGCCCTGCGAGTGATTGGGGGACGTGCTCGGCTGAAGGGGGAGCCGATGAGCCGCGTAGTCGCAACCCACAAAGGCAGACAATCACTCACAGGTAACGCCACCTTACACTAATATTGAGCAAATCTCAATAGCGAAATCGTATTGCACGGTTTCATGGATATGTTGTAGGATTCGAAACACTAACCGAGGGGAAAGAATGGTCACAACAAACCGCTACCTGATGTACATCCAGTACAAGAATCGCATGGGCGAGCACTACCCGCTGCTGCTCACGTACCGCGAATGGATGGAATTTTGGGGATATTGGGAGGACGCGTGATTCAGGTTCTGAAGGACATATACCGAACTATCGCAGGGACGATCGCTATCGTCTGCATCGTTACATGGCAAGCAATCACCAAGGGGAAGATTGAATGAAAACGCTAGCACTTTGGCTGTACGGCATCGCGACGCTTGTCGCTGCACTTGGCGGTCTGAACAGTGCTTCCCTGTTCATGGGCGAGCTGTTCTACATCTGCATCACGGTCTTTCTGGGTCTCGCACAACTGTTCCTCGTGCTGTTCCGAAGCGCCAGCAAGGTGAGGGAAAGTGTGGTAGAGCATCGGGATCACAAGAAGTGGATCCTGTAGTAGAAAGGCCCTCGCAAATGGGCTCTCCGGAAAATCATGTGGAAGGCTGTGAGCCATGACTAGCCCTCTCCGTGTGGAATCGTCGATAGCAGGTCGAGCAGACGTACACCCGTTTCGGGTAGGCGCGACGGCTTGCTTCGCGGCGACTCTCTTCCTTCGTGATGGGTGGCAGTGTGTGTGCTTCCAACTCGTCGGGGTCGAAGATGCCGTTGCACGACCCGCACCGGCTTCCGAGCGCTTCGACGAGCGCGACTTGCCTTTCCATCTGGTCAGCAGTTCGTTTCTTCATGTGGCCCTCCACTGGTGCCTTCTTGTGCAGCTTTCCGTACAGCAGCCGAGCGCGCAGCACCTCGAAGCTGTAGCCCCGGCCGGCGCGGTTGATGACCTTCGCGACCCCGTTCAAGGCTTCTGTGTAGCCGTTCGAAATCGGGTGGTCGAAGTACGCCAGCATCTCCTCGCGCCAGTTCCGGGTGGACGTGAGCAGCGGCATGAAGCTCTTCTTGCCCTTGCGCATGTCGGCCGGCACGGACTTCCGCCAGGAGTCGAGGCGCTCAGCAGCTTCGGCGCGG